ACTACAGCATTCGCTGTAAAGTAGGTTCCGGAAGTTTCGCCAGCCATGATTAATCTCCTTTAGATTACTTGACTCGACCCTCCGCGTAAGCTTGTAGTATTTCGTCTGACAATGCTTGGTAACGCTCAGGGTCTGTTTTCATTAGTTTAATAATGTCGGACCTGCGATATACCTTCTTACGTGAACCCTCACCAGTGCCTCGTGCGTTGCCTGTATTAGCTGCCTTGAGTGTCTGCTTACGTGCCTGTTTTTCAACTTGGGCAGTCTGCTGGGCTACTGTCTTCCGTTCTTTCCAGAGTGAGAAGAGTTCGTCCGCAGAGTCAGCGTCGTACTGTTGGTCAGCTGCTACAAACAACTGAGTCCTAATCTTAGATGCCTTAATCCATTCTGCAAACTTAGGATCACTAAGGATCGTCTGCATGTCTGGATGCTTGGCTTGAAGCGTAGCAAGTGACGACTGCTTTTTGTACTGCTCAGTGTACTGCTGTGCTTCTCTAATCTTAGGGTGATTCTCAATAGCACGATTGACGGCTGCTTGAGGATCTGTAAAGTAGTCAATATCGTCTTCAGGCTCAACGTGTTGCTGTTGAGGTGCTATGGGTTGTGTTTGAGTACTGATGTAGTCATCCACAACTTTACGAAGTTCGCCTACCTCAGAAGACTGACGACCCAATAGCTTTTCAGCTTCTTGGTGCATCTTGACTACGTCTTCTAAAGACTTACCTTGGTACTTATCTGGTAAGCTAGGTTCTTCTGGCTGAGGTTGCTCAACTTCTACTTCTTCTTGTTGAATCTCGTTAACTTCGTTTTGTTCGATTTGATCCGCGTTTTCCTCTTCAGGACGGGGATCTAGAATCGTTGCTCTAGACATAATTAAACTCCGTGATCGTTATCATTGTGGAGATGTGGTTATTTTTGACCTGCTTTTTCGTGCTCTTTGACCCACTTCATGTGAGCGCCGGGGAATGAACCATCGGAACCATTTAAGTGAAAAGACGGGGCAGATACCATTTTTGTAGCATTCGCGCCACAACCGCACCTACTGGTTGTGACGTTACTCGCTACCATTTCTTCAAAGACGTGTCCGTTAGTACAACGGAAGTCATAGATTTTAAACATCAACAGGACCTTCTTCTTCTGCTTCTGCTTGCTCTCTAGCCGCTTCTATAGTACCTTGGAGGTTAATTACAGTAGCGAAAGCAGCAACTTGGCCTTTACGAAAGAAGAGTTCTTCTGTGTCTTTGACTGTCTGAATGTCAGCCAATTGTTGTGCATTGTTGGATAACTCTTGTAAGAGTTGTTTGAAACCTTCGTGATTGAAGAGTTCGTTGTAGTTGTCGAAGTAGGTTTCAAGCTCAGGAGTCATAGTTTCCTCTAATGTTGTTAACTATAGTTTTATTATAGCATACTTTTATGCAGTTGTCAAGCTTTTCTTGTGGACTTTCTACGTCTACCTGAAGCTGTGACTGCGTGTTTGATTGCTTTGGGGCCAGTCTTGCGTCGTGCAGAAGAAGCTTTCTCAGCTTTGGTCATCTTAGCTGCAACAGCCTTAGGACGACAAGAGGGGTACGGACGCTTAGACTCACCCTTTTTTGCAGACTTACGTCCACAGGGTTTGCCTGTTTTAACGTCTACCCACTCTTCCTTAAACCATTTCTTAAGGGCTGCACCCTTCTTACTTTTTCTTACGGCCACTTTTGTTACCCCAGTTTTTAGCGCCAACTTTGCGACACTTAGCTACAGCACCAGATGCGTACGCGGAAGGCCAAACTTTGTACCTAGACTTGACCTTACGCGCACAAGCGTCGTTAGCTTTCTTACGTTTAGCTGGCATTAGTAACCTCGTTGTCCACCGGGACGCATTGGCTTCTTTTTCTTTTTGTTAGTAGCCGTACGTTGACCACGCTTTGGTAGGCTTTTGGCTTTAGGTTTCATCTTATAACCGGGCATAGCTTTCTCCTTTGCTGTCTTAGACAGGTCTTCAAAATGGAAAAGTTTTACAGATGTTTTTCCGTGAGTTTTACCTGAGTGTAATGAACCATCAGGCATTTTGTGTGTAGCACCTGTAAACTCAGTGCCGTCACGTTTATAATGTTTTACACCTTTAGCCATAGTATTACCATTTTTTACATGACCAGTATCTAGCTGTCAGCTTACTGGGTGGGTTTGTGTCACACTTGTGACGCGCTCTAAACGACTTCCGTCGTGCAGGCTGGTCTTTCTTAATAGTCATCTTGGCGTCACCAAAACGTATGGTCTTGGTTTTGTCACCTTCTTTGGCTACTACTACAAACTTCTTAGTCGGGTGACTAGGCGTCCGCTTTGGTTTGTTGTACCCGCTTACGCCCGCTCGTGCTAGTTTTGGGTCCTTTGACTTGGGCATCACATAGTTCCTCCACCTTGGTTTCCAGTTGGTCCACCTTGACTTCTAGGTCCTGTAGGCGTTGGAACGTTCCTTGGAAGTGGTTGTTGACTTGGTCGAGCAGGGACTGCATTTCTTTCTGTGTTATTAGCATTGATTCTACCTTCTATCTGCTTCTCTTTGAGGAGAGTATCAGCAACTTTCATACGTCGCTCAAACTCTTTATCTTCGGCGTCACCTTCACGAAGGTTTCGGGTGATAGCGTTGATACGGTCGATTTCAAGTTCCTGTGGCACTGCCTGAGCTTCCGCAGCCAACTTAGTAGCCCTAGCTTGTGACTCTTGAGCCTGCGCTGCCAAAGCCGCTGTCTGGGACTGCTGGAACTCCAGTTGTGCTTGCTGTGCTGCCTGAGTTATTTGTTGTTGCTGTGGGTTAGGCTGCATGGCTTGCTGCATAGCTGCAATGAGTTCTTCACGATTAGACAAGTTCATGTTGTCAACAATGCTTTGGATCAGGGTGTTGTACAACGGCGACTGTCGGTCCATAGTCTGCAACAACTGTACAAGTTGGGTTACTTCGTATTCCCTAGCGATAATGCCTAGTGTGCTACTAGCGTTAAACTTGTAGTCCGCAACAGGGTAGTTTTCTGGGTCAAACTGCATGTACCGATACGCAGCTTTTTTGACAAACGGAATTAGGAACGACTGCTGGAAGTTAATCAGTGTCCGCTTGTGGCGTTTAATAATAGCGCCAAGAGACATACTAATGCCAGCGGCAGTAGCCTCGCCGTTAACGCTGCCAGCAATTCCTGCTGAGTCCACTGCTCCCGTTGCTTGCTGTACCATCTGCTGCAATGCTCCGGCTTGAGCAAAAGTAATTTGGCTAACTTGACCAAAGTTGAATGGTTGAAGTACTTCACGAGGGTCTCCGTTGGTTAGGATCATTTTGCCCGGACGTACTTCTGGTTTTGCTCCGCGTGGTAAACGAGTAGCGTCAATAGCCATCATAGGATGAATAGTAAGGCTCAGAGCATCAATACGTGCGCGTAGTTCTGTATCAAGGGCTTTCTGACTATTGTAGCCTTTTTCACAAACTCCACGACCCCAGAATCTGCCGGGCACTACGTCCCAAGGGAAGGCTACTACTGGACGATCCATCATCATGTAAGGGTTAGCTTCTGCTTTTAACAAGATACCGCCATTAGCGATTACTACGACTGCTTCTACGTACTTTGACTCAGAGTCTTCCTCAGGTACTGCTTCTTCGTCATCTTCGCTCATAGCGGCATTCAGAAGCTCTCGTGGTACTAAACCGTAGTACTTAGTCAAACGTACTTTGTCGTCGTTGTAAATAGTAATGTCTTGATCAGGCTCGAGGTCAGTGTCAGGAGCAGCAGGACCAACATAAACGTCCTTATAGACGCCTTGTTCCTGCAGTTGTTCTACTTGGTGCATACTTACGAATTCGTCTATAGCAACACCTAGAGCGTCTTCTACAGAGGTTGCTACAGGATCAATCAGGAAGTTTTGAGGAAGTACAGGCTTAAGTTTAACCTTGACACGGTCTGTGATGTTTACTCCTACTGCTTGCAAATCTCCTCCCATAATGGGTTGAGTAGCAGGAGCCATCTCTTTCATTTCTTCAATGACGATTTCACCGATGCCTGTACCAAAGACTGCTGAGTTGATAAGACACTCTGCTACCGCCTTACGTACCATACAGTCTTCAAAGTCTTCTGTTAGTTTGTTACGCAGGAACTGTACGTCTTGCTTGTTGGTGTCGCCAAAGTTGTCGCTTACGTCAAACCACTTACCACGTCCAAACGTAGCCTCTTCTAGTTCCGCTACGTTAGACTCAACAGCTTGCTGTAGTGCAGGAGAAATAATACGGGAACGCTCACTGCGACGCTCGCTGTCAGCAGGATCCCAAATGCCACGCCAGAGTCTATAATACTCTTCAAAACGTCCTT